CACCTGATATATGTCCGTACAAAGATAAAATGTGTTCTCTAGTTGTTTTAGGTTCTATTGCCATGTTAATTTCCGCCAAAAAGTATTTCGTATTTCTCAGCTTGTGTCAAGCTGTTAAAGTTCCCTGGTATTAGTCTTTGATTTGCATTCATAACCGTAGGATTTGCACCAGTTACAACAGGTGGTAATTGACCTACCGGACCTAATGTAGGTTCAGGTAAGTTTGCAAATGGATTTATTATTTCTGGTATGCCCTCTTGTGTTAAAGGCACTTCAAATAATCTTGCTTTTATTCTTCCTAAAACTGGTGCTGCAGCTATAAAGGGATTTTCTAATCCTAATCTTCTAGCATTATCTGCAAATGCTTGAATTACTTTGTCTGAAATATTTAAAGGCCTAAATATAGCATTATTAACAGTTCCATAAGTTTTTCTACCAACTCTATCAATTGCTTGTTTGGCTAGTTCGCTCTCTGGCATATCTAAAATTTTAGCTGCTTCCATGTCTCTATAAAAATTTCTAGTTTTTTCAAACAAAGCTCTGTTTGCATTTATGTATGCATCAACGATTGCCTCTGGTGATACAGGGCCACCTTTTAATACTTCTGTTGTAAATAGTTGTCTAGAGTTTCTAACACCTTTTTGATACTCAGCTATTTTAAATTTAAAACTTCTTTCTGGCTTTACAGGTATAGCTCTTGCACCAATAAATCCTAACGCCTCATTGCCTAATTCATAAGTCTCACCATATTCATCAAATTTACCTTTGGTTACAACACCTACAGGTTCTGCGTTATTTTTAAATGCAAGTCCTAATCTTTCAAATTGTTTTGCAGAGAAAGGCATTTGTGCTTCAACCAAATGTTTTATACTTTTTGATATTTTTGTGCCATCTGTATCATCGTCATTAAATACTCTTCCTCCTCCTCTTTTTCTACCACCTCTTGCTATAAGATCTAATACAGCTTCCGTCCAGATAGACTCTGATATAAATGGTTCTCCTAATTCTTTTGTGCCAATTACCACTCCTTTTATAAAATCATCCATGATACCATCTTTATCTTTTTCACCTGCTTGAACTTGATTAATAACTGTTTGTATGGGTCTAGATATCGTGTCGTATGCATTTGCATGTGAAAAATCTACATACTTTAATTTATTATCTTTATCTCTTAATGGAACAAGTGTTGAGTTTTTAGACCAGTCAGCAACATATCTTCTCATCGCATTTAACTCATCTTGACTTACATTGTGTAAAGCTTTTGCCATCTCAACGGTTGCGTATGGCACAGCTGCTGTAGTTACACCCATACCTAATAATCTTTGCATACCTATTTTAAATAAAGGTCTAACTGTTTCGCCTTTGTCATTTTTCATGGTTGTAAATATTTCATCAAGACCACGTTTTACAATGTTTGTGCTTGTTCTGATTATTTCTGCAGGAAATGATACGAAGTTACCAACAGGAAATCTTCGTAGTCCTTTGATAAAAGAGCCTACATAGTCATAGTTAGGTATGTTATTTCTTACGATACTAGCTGCTTCTTCTTCCAACTGATCCGCGGTCCTCGTAATACCTTTTGCGGCATACGCTTTACCTAATCTAGCTTTTTCACCTGCCCAGGATACTATCTTCCAAAAGTCATCCTCAGCTGTGTAGAGATCTTGTGATACCTGTTTTAATTTAGATAATGGTTTTAATAATCCTCTTAATGCTTTATCTGATGTAACTGTTGCACCAAAATCTATATCCTCTAACAATCCTCTTAGATCTCCTAATCTTACGTTAGAGTTTACAACTCCTAATTTTAAAAGTTTTCTGTAAAGCTTATTTTGTTTTCTTGTGCCTTTTAATCCTGTCTGTAATGCCTGATAAGCATCTTTGATTGCAGTCGGTGACGGTATGATACCATTTGCTGTTGCAAACGCACCTGCAGATACAAAGTTTCTTGCATGTGTTACTGGTGATAAGATTGTTTTAGCGATCTGTGATGTTGCTTTTGGATATAATAATAATCCTTCATAGATCTGTGCTCCTGTGCCTTTTGTTTTGTATGCATTGTTTGTTTCTTCTAATGCATCAGCCACCTCATCGATTGCAAACTTACCATTAATAGGGTTTGTGATACCCGCTTCTAACGCTTTGTTTGGATCTACATTTATCTTTCTAATATTTGGACCTAGTGCAGCAAATGCCTCTGCCTCATCATCATAAAACATACCACGTTTACCTGCAGCTTTGTCAGCATCTGACTGTTTAACTAAATCATCAAAAAATTCATTACGCCTTGTAACTAAAGATAATCTGCTTGTGCCTGCAAGTATTGTCTGCATAGGATTCTTTTGTTCCCCTAATAATTCTTTGATAACTTTCTGTGCATTTGCTGGTAAATTTACTAAGTTAGCATAACCCTTTGATGTAACTGCATCATCTAAAACAGTTTTACCTACAAAAAAATCTGGTATCTGAAATACAACGTTAGATGGTTTATCCATCTTAAAACCTTTTGGTAACTGTGCTGTCTTAACTAATCTGTTTACATAATACTCTGCCTGTTGTTCTGAGATAGGTTTACCATTCTGTCTTGCAACATCTCTAAATAAAGTTATTGCTTTTTGTACAGCTTCATCTGTAGGCTTATAACTTAAAAAAGGTACTATAGATCTATTAGAAAATATATCGTATGTAGAACCTAAATAGTCTTGAAACTTTTTACCAAATAGTTGTTTAAATTCTTTAAATGCTGTTTTATCTCTTGCAATTTTACCACCAAGTGCACTAAACATATCACCCCAACCAGTTCTAATAGAATCTAGATTACCATAGATAGCTGTTCTTATTTGAGGTTTAGCCTGTGCTTTATCTAATAATTCGTCAACTACTTTTTTCTTTGCTGCGTCTATCTCACCAAACACAACTTTACCTGTCCTGTCACTAACTTTAGGTGTGCCTGATAACATCGCTTCATTTAAAGCTCTTAATAAATCGTTTCTATCTTTTGCAACTAATTTATTCGTGACTGTTTTGTACGCAGGAAAAATAGCATCTATATTTTTATCAAGTTCTCTTGAAACTTGTTGTGCAAAGTTTACGTCAGCTGATCTTGCACCAACTTGTTGTCTTTCTATGTCAAAAAATTCTTGTGTCTTACCTCCTCTTGCTCTAAATTTAGATGCAAGTTTATCATAAAATCTATCTAGTTTAGAGTTAGAGAATCGCATGTCTTTACCTCTTTTAGACAATGCTTTTAGTGTAGAACCTATACCACCAATCAATCCTGTAAATAATGCACCCTCTGTACCAAACTTAACTCTGTTAATTAATTCTCTTTCTGGATCGTATTCATCATCTCTTTCTAATTCTGTAGGTCCACCTAATAAATCGCCGAATGTACCCGCTTCTTCTACATCACCAACAAATACACCTTCAGCCAAACCTCCAGATGTTGCTCCAGCAATAAATTTTGCAGTCTTGCCTTTTCTATTTAGTTGATCTGCTGTATTTGCAGCGTTACGTAAAGCTTTACCATCTGCACCTGTTACTTTAAAATAGTTACCAGCTTTTTTAGCTTGAACTGCCTTACCTGCTAGACTTGTCCCTGCCTTGAATGCAACACCACCCGGTAGACCAACGTTTGTTAATAGTCTTGTAATTTTACCTGCAGCTGTGGCCTCTGCCATCTCATCTAAATTTGTAAGATCATCAAAGTATTTTTCTATTTCTGCCGCTTTGTTAGTATCGTTTGTAAGATCATAGATACTAGCACCTAGTGAAAATAAACCTTTTGGTATGTCAATTAAACCAGATCCTATACCTGCAAAGATAGAAGCAATCGTGCTTACATCGTTGTTTTCTTCTGGTGCGATTGTTTCTACTTCACTCTGAGCAGCTATTAATTCATTATATGACTTTGCCATAGCGGCTCCTTCCTATTAAAGTTTTTGTAGACGAGATACTCCATCTTCTACTATGATAAGAGCTGAGGCATCATTTAAAATATAAGTTCCATCTTCTTTAGGTTGAGTGTCTCCAGATATTACACCTTTAAAACTTGTAGGATAATATAAATTCATCATTCCTATAATTATACTTGGACTTGGTCTTTGTAATCCTGCGTCATCACTTTGAAGTTTTTTAATTGCTTCTTCTAAAGTTGGTTCAAATCCTGTTTTTTTCAAACCTATTTTTCTAGATGCGCTGCCCTCTGGAAGATCTTTTAAAGTGTCTAGGTCTTTTTGTAAAGCTCCTCTAGTTCCTAATTTTAATTTAGCTTGTGCACTTAATTTTTTATCATAAAGTTTTTCTGCTCTGTCTGCTTTAAATTCTTCTAGTGCTGCAACTCTCTTGATATCTGGTGCTTTACTTTTAACAGCTGCTGCGTCTGCTATTGCACCAAAACCTTTACCTTCAAAAAATGCTTTTGATGCTGCAGCTAATGCATCCGCTGCATACTCTTGTCTAGCTCTGTCTAAACCTAAAGCTTTTTCAAGATCAGTCATAGTTACTTCTGGTTCGTCATCACCAGGTTTAGGTGTTTTAACTTCTTTTGGTGAGTCGTCTATTATTTCAGTTTTAGGATCATCGTCTTTTTCTTCAATTTCAATTTCACCTTCACTAGCTTCTGCTTTTGTATTTATTTTTGGTGTAAATGTAGTGTCTATGCTTGCTAATAAACCTTCCGCACCATCATCATCTGTTTGAGCTTTATAAAGATCTGTTAAAGACGCTGTTTCAGATAAACCAGATTCTTTACCAACCAGAGGAAATTGCTCTGTATCGAACATAGTAGCTCTAATTAAATTATCTAAACCACTTCTGCTTTGTCCTAATGTAAATCTAGATCTAGGATTTAGAGTATTAGTTTGAAAAAAAGGATTATTTCTATTTGCATCTATAATTTGTTGACCAGTTACAAATCCAGCACTTTGGTATCCAACTCTACCACCATTTTCATAACCTAAATTTGATGTAATCCCCGTGCCACGGCTATCTACTTTACCACCTCTAAACATTGGTCTTCTTAAAATTCTACTCATTAGCCAAATATTCCTAGTTTAGAACCAATGCTTGCAAGACCAGTTCCAATACCTAATGCGGTCTGTAATGGACTGACCGGTGGTGCTGGTGGTTGATAACCAACAGTTTGAGTTGGGAATGCACCAGGTTGTACCTGTGCAAGTTGTTGACCAACTAAACCTAGTCTAGTGAATGGTTCGAATTCTGCCTCTCTTGCTGCAGCTGTTGTTGCATCTAACAGTGCTTGTTGTTGTGCCTGGCCAGCCTGACCTAATTGAGTCTGGTAAGTGCCAAGACCCTGTCTTGCTGCCAAGTCTTGTGCCGCTGCTGCCTGTGCCTGTTGAAATCCTTGTGCTAATAATTGTGCCTGTAATCCTGCTCTGCTCTGTGCTGCTCCTCTTGCTGCCTCTGCTGCAAGTACACCCTCTCTACCACCACCAAAAGCTCCGGCTCTTATCGCTGCATCACGTCTTGCTGTATCCGCGATCGCCTGTTGTCTGTCAAATTCTGTTAGAGTTGTATCGATCACCTCCTGTTGATAAGGTGACATAAAAGGTCTGAAAGCTTCTGGACCTGTGAGTGATCCTAATCCTGCTGCTGCGGTTCTAGCATCCTGTTGTAATTGTGATTCTGCTGCGATCTGTGGTGCAAATTTAGATGTATCAATCGTTTGACCTACTAATGGATTTACTTTTTGTAAAAAATTTGTAAGTGCTGCTTCTAGTACCGGTGCCGGTCGTGTTATCGTGGTTTGTTCAGTCATTATGCTCGCGCCTCTAATCGGTTCATTGTCTCATACATTCTTCTTGCACCCTCATTAATATTTCCACCACCTGCTGCTCTTACAGCATCAGCGGTCATTACAAATTCGTTTTTGCTTAATCTTGCAGGGACATCGTCCGCTCTCTCTTTTTTACCTATTGGCACGAATCCACCACCTCGTAGATCCATTTCTTTGCCACCAAGATCCATTATACCACCATCTTTCATTTTTACAACACCACCATCTTTTAGTCCTAATAAATCAAATGTTTCACTAATCACATCTTCAGAGTGACCACCTGCAATCATCGCAGCTCTAATAGCTGTTCTTCTAGCTTCATCAGAAGCAAACTGTGCCTCTCCTGTCATTCTTTCGTATTCTGCTAATTCATCTTCATAGTCTTTCAAAGCTTTTCTAGCTGTAGCCATACCAAGATCTACTGATCCTTGTGTAAATGGTGTCATTGCTGCTCCAGCTACATCTTTTAATCCAACATTAGCAGCAAACGGATCTCTTAAAACTTTACCTGAAGCTTGAATTCCTTCAGCTGCTTTTGTTAAACCTTTTCCTATAAATCCTTGAGGTGTTGCTGCTGGAATACCCATCCCTTCTGCAACATAAAAACCTGCATCTGCTCCAGTTGCTCCTGGAGTGCCAGTAAATCTAGAACCTGCTATTGCTTTTTGTGCACCTGGTGCTGATAATGCACCTGTACCAGCTGCTAACAATGTAGACAATCCAGAAAAATCTCCTTCACTACCTTCTTGTGATAATTGTGATAATAAATTAGCACCACCTGATAAGGCGGCTCTTCCAGCCATAGTAGCAAATACACCTGAAGCAGGTGCTAAAAAAGGTACTGCTGCAGCCGCATAAGGTAAGAAAGGTTTGATCTCATTTGGTACAACCTTATCTAAAAACCTTGATATTGGCTTAGTAATCTTTTTAACTGCTCCTTTGAATTTCTTAAATAATCCCATGATCTACTAATTTACTTGTTTTTCTCCTAATAATCAATCGCTGATATTAAAACCAGCGCCTATCTTTATTTCCTCTACAGTCACATTTACGTCCCTTCGGATGTGTTCTGACTTGGTATCTGTGCTTGGATTCTGCACATCAGCCAAGGCCTCTGCATCGGACATATATTCCTTGCCTGTCACTGTATTGGTTAGTGTCACCTCTGTCTTTGGTGTGATAACTGGCACTCTTTTACCATTAATTGTCTCATATCTGACCGAGGCTTCTGTCTCTATAAACGGCATTATCTATCCTCCCTGTTAATCTCTAATATGGATGCGATAACATCTACCGCTCCACTGGTCGCCTGAACCTTTAATATCTCACTTTCCATCATAATCAAGGGTTCGGTTAAAATCTGTTCTTTTTCGTTAGCGCTAAGACTCACATTATTATCAATAACAAAGGCTGTCCCCGCTGCGTTAGTTAATGTAGCTTTCACAACAGCTGCACCACCAGCATCCTCAGAAGCTAACAATGATTTAACGATAGCTCTAGAATTATTAGGCACTGTATACAGAGTTGTAAGATCTGTATTTGTTAAACTTACCTTATCGTTTTTATATATATTTGCCACTAGCCTAATCCTAACCAGGTAAATCTCTCCTGGTCCTCTTTCTGTTGTGTTAAGTATGTAGAGTTTAATTGTTCTATTATTGTGGTTAACGCTCTATTGATCTGTCTCTGGTTATCCTCACTATATTCTTTTTTAGGTTCTGGCAATCTTACCACTACTTTTGTCATTATCCTCTCCTTCCATCTGGTTGTAGGTCCACCTGGAATGTACCAAATCTCCAGGACTCACTGACACCTGTATTTTCTATCTTTATGTTTGCATATCGTCCTCTGGCTCTGGTGTCAACTTTAGTTGTGTTAGCCGTAATTGTAAAAGGACTTAACGTTGTCTCCTGATCATCCTGCGCAGGAAAATCTTTTATAGATAATGTCACCTGATTATTACCTGTCAATACCTTAAAGTTTGGTAAGAATCTACGCATTGCAAGAAATACCTCACTCTGATCTTTTTGTAATGAGAAACTAAATGATTGTATAAAAGATGTTAATGTTGTTACACTACCATCTGGATTGACCTGATCGGTTCCTATTTCATGTTCAAAAAATACTGTCTGACCTAAACCTGTCTCACCAATAACCTGTGGAAATGTTCCTGTGTTAGCGCTGTTGTATGCAGTTGCATATGGTTTAGGATATACGAGAGAATCTATCCAACTTGTTCTTATAGAATTTGTGTTTGTACCTGTGTACCAATTACCCATCGGTAATCTTGCATTGTCTT